TGGGCGAGGCGGCGAAACTACTCAAAGTACCCTCGCTGAGGCTCCGAAATTTTATCAAAGCGAATTCCTTCCTTTCGGCGGAGGCCGAAGAGGCGCGGCAACTGCTTGCCGATATCGCGGAGGACAATGTATACGAGGCGTTAACGGACGAGGTTGATGCGGGGCGGCGCGACAGTATGACAAGATTCGTCTTAAACAGTCTCGGGCGCAATCGCGGGTATGGCCAACAGCCTGCAGGCATCCAAGTGCCCTCCGGAAAGGGTCGTTTCAGTATCTCGTGGGACGACGGGACACAGATTGGTGGCGATAACGCCAAAACGATCGATCACGAGGACGCCGCATGACTTCGGAGGCGGCGGAAAGGGTTCCCGATGACGCGCCGATTACTGCTGTCAAGCAGATCGTCATCCCGTACAAGCAGCGAGAACATTTCAAACCCCTTCACGCCTCCCCAAAACGCTGGAAATTCGTCGTTGCACATCGACGCGCTGGAAAAAGCGTTGCGGAAATCAATGAAACGATTAAGGCAGCACTTACGAACCCTCGAACATATCCACCGCCGCGATACGCGTACGTTGGTCCGTCGTTTGCTCAGACAAAAGACCTTATATGGGGATATCTGAAGCACTACACCAGTGTTTTCGGCGACGCGGTTAAGTATTCCGAATCCGATCTGCAGTGTACGTTGCCCAACGGGGCGATGATCAATCTTTACGGGGGCGCGGCGGCTTATGAACGCATGCGAGGTCTGTACTTCGATGGCATCGTACTGGACGAGTACCCACTGCTTAATCCTGCAGTATTTTCCACAGTTGTGCGGCCCTGTCTCGCTGATTATCGTGGCTGGGCTATTATTTCTGGTACTTCTAATGGCGATGATCATTTTCACGAATTGAAGAAGAAAAATGAGAAGGACCCCGCTTGGGACTTCTTTATCATTCCGGTTACCGAGACGGACGCGTTGCATCCGGACGAAGTTACCGAAATGACCAAGGACATGACGCCGGAAGAGTACGCGCGCGAAATGCTCTGCCGCTTTGATGCGCCGATCGAGGGAGCATACTACGCTGATCTAATGAACAAGGCCGAAGAAATCGGTCGGATTACCGGGGTTCCGCATGACCCCAACGCGCTCGTCGTAACATGGTGGGACCTTGGCATCGACGACCAGATGGTGGTTTGGTTTGTCCAGTTCGTCGGGAAAGAAATCCACGTGATCGACTGCCTCGTTGATAGCGGCAAAGGCCTTGACGTCTTCGCGCTTATGATAAAGGGCCATTACGGGTTCGATGAAGAGCATAAGCACCGGCAAGCGTATAACTATGGGGCACATATTCCGCCACACGACGTGAAGACGCGCGAACTTTCGACGGGTCGGACCCGCTACGAAATACTGTCACAACTCTTACAGCCTTCTCCGGTTGTCGTCGCGCCGATGGTAGGTATCGAAGATGGTATCGCGGCAGTTCGCAGTATCCTCCCGATGTGCTATTTTGATAAGGTTCGGTGCGCGGCAGGTATCTCGGCGCTTCGGAACTATCACCGAAGCAGGGGCGGCAAGCCCGTTCATAACTGGGCATCGCACCCTGCGGACGGGTTCCGCACCGGAGCGGTTTCACTTAATCAGACGCGCGGCCTCGTAGGCGCAAACAACGTCACGAGCATTGGCGGACGGCTCCGCAGAAACGTAAGAGGGCTGGTATAATGGAAGTCGTATTTGGAAATAGTCTTGGCCGTCCGCAGAGCGCCGAAAATGACGGCTCGTATGAGTCGAAAGTTCGCGCGATCATCAATGACGCCGTGGACCACGAGATATCGTACCTCGCTCACCAGCGCGAGGAAAATCAGAACTACTATTACGGCAATCTACCCCTTCCGCCGGGTTCCGGGGAAGATGAGGAATATGTGAACCGGTCCTCGATCGTATCGACGGACGCTCGCGATACGGTGATGAGTATTCTGCCCTCACTGATCCGCATTTTCGCTGCATCGGAACACACCGTTTACTTCCAACCGCGCACCGACGCATCTACGGACATGGCTGATCAAGCCACCGACTATGTTAAGTATGTCTTCTGGGAGGACAACGACGGGTTCATGGTACTTCATTCGGTGTTCAAGGATGCGATGAGCGCCAAATACGGTGTCGTCGAGGTATCGACGGACAATGAGGAAGAGGTCACGGAAAAGACCTTTCAAAACATCACCCAAGAGCAGTACCAATTTATCCTCTCCGAGGCTCCAGACGTTGAGGTAGTGGAGCTTGAGGGCGGTGAAGATGGTACTATTGACCTCGTTACTTTCCGTTACCTCAAAAGCAAGCCGATGCATAAGTGCGAGGCATTCCCACCTGAGGAATTTCGCATCGCACGCACCGCAAAGGACATCCACACGGCGCAGTTGATTGGCCGAGAGCGCCTCGCAACTGTCTCGGAGCTTGTGAAGAAGGGTCTGGACGAGGATTTCCTCGCTGATTACCTCACTAACTCCATCCAGTACTCGGAAGAGCGCTATATCCGCAATCCGGCCACAACGGAATCCCAAACGGTATCTGACGGGATTCAGTGGGGTGAGTACTATATTCGCATCGATGCAGACGGCGATGGTATCGACGAGCTTCGATACATATGCACGGTTGGCAACAACTTCGAAATTGTTCACGATGTTGTGGTGCAAGATCATAAGTATGCAGTATTCAGCATGGACCCGCGCCCCCATACGGTAGTGGGTGATGACGCCGTGGACCTCACGAAGGATGTCCAAAAAATCAAAACGAACATGCTTCGGGGCAATCTAGACAATCTTGCGGAGGCCAACAACCCCCGCACGGTCATCAATGAACTTCTAACCAATGTGGAGGATGCTCTTAATGACGAAGTCGGCGCGGTTATTCGCACAAGGGGTGATCCAAATACCGCCGTTGCGTTCTCGAAAGTCCCGTATGTTGGCGCGGACATTCTCGAGAACATGGCGTACATGGACAATATCCGTGCGAGCCGCACCGGCATTTCTGAGGCATCGAAGGGGCTTGACCCCAAGGCGCTACAATCGACGGCGCTGACCGGTATCGACGCTATTGTCTCCGGAGCGCAGGAGCGCATCGAACTGATCGCCTATCTGCTGGCCAATACCGGCATGAAGCGTATGTTTAAACTCTTGCTCCGCGAGATAACCAACAACCCCAACCCGGAGCGCACGATCCAGCTTCGCGGCAAGTGGGTTACGGTTAATCCCTCCCTTTTCGATGCAGATATGAAGGTCGGTATCAACCCGACCCTCGGCAAGGGTACGGACATTATTCGGTTGCAGGCTTTGCAGGAAGTCAAGCAGACGCAAATGATGATCATCGAAAAGTGGGGTCCTGATAACCCCTCTTGCGGCCCCATCGAGTTCATGAACACGATGGAAGACCTCTTGGCTATCGCGAACATCAAAAATACCCAGCGGTACTTCAAGAAGATCACTCCAGAGATTATGGAGCAGATCGCGGCAGCGCCCAAAGAACCCGATCCGGCAGCCGTATTGGCTCAGGCTGAGTTGGAGAAGGTCAAGAAGGACGTCGTTGTGGCGACCGCCGAGCAGGAAACTAAGCAGAACCAGTTGCTGCTCACCGCCGCCAAGGATAAGGCGGACGACGATTTCCGTCGCGACAAGCTAATGGTCGACAGTTGGGTGAAGTTACTCGAAGTAGCCGACGCTAGCGCGCAAGAGTACGTGGAGCAACAGAACCAAGTAGGATAACAACATGGGCAGAGAATTAACTTTACACGAAAAGATTGAACTCGGGGAAGAGGCTAAGCGCCTTCTTGCGCCGGGTTCTATGTTCAACAAGATCGTTACGGCGCTTCTCGTTGAATATACGGATGTACTCATTCAGGCACCCGTGGGTGACTTGACAGCCCATGCGGCGCATGCTAGTATGAAGGCACTGAACGACATAAAGGGTCGTATGCAAATAATTGCAAACGACGCGACGATGGCGAAGGACAAGGCAAAGAAACATGGACACGAATGACGCGGTCGACCAAGCAGCCCTAGCTTTTGATGCAGATATGGGCAATCGACCGGCCCCGCAACAGCGGGGGCAGTCTGACGGCGGCAAGAAACGCCCCACCGAGGCCATGTTCGACAATCTCGGTGAGTTTACCGATAACAGCGAAGATTCGGGTGGCGGCGATCATCTTCCCAGCCCGACCAAGGCGAAGGACCCCCGTGCGAAGCTCGAATATGAGCCGGACGCCGACGGCGATGATGACGAAGACGCTGGCGGCGATGACATCGAGTACGAAATCGACGAGGACGGTAACGTCGTTGTCGATGAAGAGGGTCTCCCCGTCGAGAAGGAAAAGTCGGCCAAGAAGGACGGCGAGGAAGACGAGGATGAGGACGAAGAGCTTTCGAAGCTCGTAACGGTCGTCATCGACGGCGAGGAAAAGGAAGTACCCCTGCGCGAGGCGCTGGACGGGTATATCCGGCTGGAGACGTTCCACCAACGCCTCAACAAGCTTGACGAGGTCAAGCAGGTTGTTTCCACCGAGGCTCAGAAGGTTATTGCGGATCGCCAAAAGCTGATCGCAGGCCTCGAAGACCTCGAAAACCAGATCAAGGCGCTCATACCCGCAGAGCCGGATTGGGACGCCTTGTACAGAGAGGACCCGGCGAAAGCCCGTGCCCTCGAAAAGCAGTACAAGGAGGTCAAGACCCAAATTGAAAAGGTCAAGACCGACCGCGAGACTGCTATCAAAGAGGCTGCAGAACGTGAGGCGGAGCAGACTGCTGAGTTTGCCCGTACCGAGTTCAGCAAATTTGCCTCCAGTGCCAAGTGGGGCGACGCCAAGGCCATGCAGAAAGACCTGCAAGCCATGAAGCGGACCGCCGAGTCAGTTGGCTTTCAACCTGAGGAATACGGCACGGTTTACGACAGCCGGATGCTGGAAATACTCCGCAGGGCATCGAAATACGACCGCATGATGGCGGCTCGTCCCAAGCCCGTTCAGAACGGGCGCAAAACCCCCAATACCCCCGGAGCGGGACGCACTCGCACGGCTCCAAACGGGATTGATCGGGCGCAGAAACGACTTAACCAGACCGGAAGCATCGACGATGCGGCAGCGGTCTTTGCGCGATTAATCAAGTAAAGGAGCCATTCCGTGGCCAAAGTTACCAACGCTCTCACCACCTACGGCGTTGTCGGCAACCGGGAAGACCTCTCGAACGCGATCTACAACATCGATCCGTTCGATACCCCCATCTTTTCGGCGTCTCGCCGTCGCAACGTGAAGAACCGCACTTTCGACTGGCAGACTGAACATCTGCCGGCGGTCGATCTGAACAACGCCCAGCTTGAAGGTTTCGAGTTGGAGCGTACCACCGGTCAGCCGACCATCCGCCTTTCCAACACGACGCAGATTTCCAAGCGCGACGCCACCGTTTCCGGCTCGCAGGAAGCCTCCGACGCCGCTGGCAAGGGCTCGGAAATGGCTCACCAGATGGCCATGAAGTCGAAGGTTCTCAAGTCGGATATGGAGGCTATCGCTTCCAGCCGTCAAGCCCGCGTCAACGGCGACGACGGCACCGCCCGCAAGACGGAGGCAATTTGCCACTGGATTGCGCGCGCTGTCGACAAGAACGCTGTCGCTGGTGCGGCGGTCGTCGGCGTTACTGCCCCTTGGACCGGTGGCGCTCTGCCGGTTGTCGCCACCGACGCTTTCGTGGCTGTTCCCTCCGGCGAACAGGTTGCGATGACCGAAGTCATGGTCGGCGATGCGATGCAGCAGGCATACGACAACGGCGCCAACCCTTCGATCCTCATCGTGCCGCCCGCAATCAAACGTACTGTTTCGACTTTCGTTGGCCGGGATAGCACGCAGGTCATGGTCGGCAAGACCGAGGTCGTCGCCACCGTCGATATCATCGCGACCGATTTCGGCCGCATCAAGGTGATGCCGTCGCGCTGGATTCCGGCCGACGTCTCTCTG